ATTAGCTGTTCTATGCGCGCCAATAGTCAATATAAATTCAGGCTTCTTTATTTCACCTTGTCTTAACAAGAAAGATACAGTTTCTGCTCCTTTGCTATAAGCATAAAACCGATAAGGAACATTTAGTGAGTTTATAAGCTTTACTGCAGTTTTTCCATCATTCCAACTATACGCTTTATAACAATATTCAATACGTTCTGAATACTCGCGAAGTGCAGAGTTATCAAAAGCATCATTCAAACCTTTGAAGGCTACTACATATCCTGAACACGCTAACGCATTTATAGGAAACATAGAAAGTATTAAAAGTTTTACCATATAGAAACACACTGTGGCGCTTGAATCCGTGATAGCCCATCTTCCTGGCCGGTCCTTGCATTGGTCGACATTGGCAAGTTTTTCGGTGTTCCAGTGTAGCTACTCAGTGTGTTTTTATATGGTAGGACTGCCGGGACTCGAACCCGGAATTGGCAGATTAAAAGTCTGCTGTGATAACCATTTCACTACAATCCCAAAGAAGCTTGGTTTGCCGCTTTGCGTAGAGCTTTATTGCTCTTACGATGCGGCCCTGCTTTTCGGAATAGTGCTAATCGAACGAAGCAGTTACGTTCGCGCACGATTGATTTTCGTTTCATACTTGTTCTCCTAGTTAAGTGATTGGAGCGGGAGGCGAGATTCGAACTCGTCTATTTCAGTTTGGAAGACTGACGTGTAACCGTAAACACTTCACCCGCTTATTTTAATTGAACTCCATTTGCGAAGCTTTTTGAGCTTTGCTTCTCGTGCTTGCTCTACCCATACAGCGCCAATGATTTCATTTTCAATCAATAGGTCGATCATACACAATAGATCACCGACTTCTTCCTCGAGTCGTTCACGATTTGTTGCGCCATTATGCTCAGCGTCCATACCAAAGCGAAACACTTTGCTAATCGCCTGAGTCACCTCAGCACATTCTTCCTGAGTGATCAGGAGAATTTCTTTTGCGTTCAAGTCCATAATATTCCTTTTCATACTATAATTATACCACAGTCACGAATATTTGTACACTATTATTTGGAGCGGGTAAGGAGGCTCGAACTCCTGACATCTTCCTTGGCAAGGAAGTGCTCTACCAACTGAGCTACACCCGCATTATCTGGCATCCCGGGAGGGACTCGAACCCCCACTAACGGTTTTGGAGACCGCAGTGCTGCCATTACACCACCGAGACATTGGTACCCGAAGCCGGACTCGAACCGGCACGCACTAGGCGGGAGATTTTAAGTCTCCTGTGTCTACCATTCCACCATTCGGGCTTATTTCTTAACTAATTCTTCAGATGTTTGCACAGAATTATCTAGTGCTTCTTCTGTTGTCATTATATCATAATACTCGTTTTTTTGTACACCAGTATTATCTTCAACTTGATCACGACAAAAGATTGCATCCCAGCGTGATTCATATTCTGCTTGACTAATGCTATATGGACGAGGCGCGGATCCTTTACCGCCATCACTCATTTTACTCATAGTTTCTCCTTTGGTGCTGATGGCGGGATTTGAACCCACGACCTCTTCCTTACCAAGGAAGTACACTACCACTGTGTTACATCAGCAAAATTAATTGGTCGGAGTACAAGGATTCGAACCTTGGACCCTCTGGTCCCAAACCAGATGCGCTACCAGACTGCGCTACACTCCGAATATTCTATATATGGTGGAAGTAAGTAGATTCGAACTACTGACCTGCTCCGTATGAAGGAGATGCACTACCGCTGTGCTATACTTCCAAACTGGTGCCGGATGTCTGGTTCGAACAGACGACCTATCGCTTACAAGGCGATTGCACTACCGCTGTGCTAATCCGGCGAATTCAACAGGTTACGCTTTGCTTTTTTCCAATAAAAGTTGTTTTAATTGCTGAAAGTAACCTAAAAATGGATGCGGGTGACAGATTCGAACTGCCGATGCACCTGGCTTATGAGACCGGTGTGGTGACCACCCTACCCGCGTAATTTGGTGGAGGTAACAGGGATCGAACCTGCGACATTCTGCTTGCAAAGCAGACGCTCTCCCAACTGAGCTATACCCCCAAAAACTTGGCGCGCCCTGAAGGAATCGAACCTCCATCCCAAAGTTCGTAGCCTTGTATATTATCCATTATACGAAGGGCGCAAATAATCTGGCTCCGGTGGCTGGGATCGAACCAACGACACGCTGATTAACAGTCAGCTGCAACTACCTCTGTGCTACACCGGAATAAATATTTTCATGATAGACATCAACACTGCAATTTCTTATTTGTATAAATTTTCACAAGGAAAATACGTACAGCGTGCGTCTTACACTAACTCTAAAGAATTCAAACCCGATAAACTTCTAAGTAAACCTAAACCTGAATTCAAACTAACTGTGGTGGGTGTTGATGGTAACGCTCCACGAACCTGACTTCCCATCTCTTTAGGTAACGGTTTTACAGACCGCCGATGGGGGCAACACCCTTAACTTGGTACCCTTGGACAATTTCGAAATGTCGACCTAACGCTTATCAAGCGTTTGCTCTTCCTCTGAGCTACAAGGGCATAATACTTCTGGTACCGACGGTCGGACTCGAACCAACCACACGCGAATTTTCAGTCCGCTGCTCTACCTGATGAGCTACGTCGGCATAATATTGGTAGAAGCGGTGAGATTCGAACTCACGGACCCGACTAAGGATCGCTAGTTTTCAAGACTAGTGCAATAAACCGGACTCTGCCACGCTTCCATAAAACTTTGGTGCCCCAGAGGAGACTTGAACTCCTAAAATTTGGCTTCTAAGACCAACACGTATACCAATTCCGTCACCGGGGCAATAATTATTGTTAAGTGTTATCTGCTCGATTTAGGGGTCTGTAGCTAACATCCCAAAGCGACTAAGCAGTTATATCAGGACGCGTTCCTCGCCAGTTGCGCCCGAGTAGTGTATGCGTCCATACACGATACCTTGATAACACTTAACAATAATTTGTGGCAGGTGCGGTATCTGGCCAGTTGAAACTGACTTGCCCATGCTCCTTTTACTTTCCTTACCACAAAACTTGGCGGTCCCAGCGGGTAACGATCCCGCTCCTCATGCGTGACAGGCATGTATGCGTCCATGAACACTTTGAGACCAAAATTCTACCATAGAGAAACACACTGGCAAATCCCTTCCTGAGACTATTGCGTTTGCTCCGCTCACTCTTGTTTTCTCGGATTCCTTGGGCTTGAGATTTAACTCAGGAATGCATAGGGTTCCAGCCTATGACTAATATCCACCCTCACCGGTACTGGGCAATGTGTTTCTCTATGGTACACGGTACGGGAATCGAACCCGTCTTACATACGTGAAAGGCATGTGTCCTAACCGATAGACGAACCGTGCATAGTTGTAGAGTTGCCCCAGCCACGCAACCCCACGTGAAACACTCTGAAAGTGTTTCCCCTGTGCCTCATGCTCCGTATTTACCGTAGACTTAGAGAGGACTTTTAGAATTTTTAAAGAACTGTTCTGCTTTTTTTTGCAGTGTAGATAGAGATTATACACCATCTACAATTTATTGTACACCGTTAAGTGCGAATACTTTCTACTGTACCAAGTACACCACGTGAACCACGCACATACTTGCTCACGGTCTGAGCCCAAGGCGTATAGCGACTCTTCTCAATAGGAAAAGTCCCTTGACCCTTTTTGGGTCCACGATAAGCACACTGAGTGAACTTAACACCGTCGACATACACTACAACATCTTTAGATTTCCTAGCCATTTCGGTTCCTTTGTTTGACTCGATATAGCTATTCTATCAAATTGACGATTTATTGTACACCGTTTTTTAATTAAACCTTTAGTATTCAAAGTGCTTCAGGTGATCTTGAGGGCCTCGAGCTAGGGGTTACCCCTATCAAGCTGCCAAACATTCATTCTGGTGCATTTTGTGCACATAAGTTGTTGATTTATAAGGGCTATTTTTAGGCTTTTTCACTGTTTGGAGCTACGAGTCAGATTCGAACTGACGATTTTACGGATTTGCAATCCATTGCGTTGGGCCTCTCCGCCATCGTAGCATTAATTCCATACACGAGAATGCTTTGGCACTCCCGACTTTAAGTACTCCATTTGATCAGCCAGAATGTTTCTATTCTGAAGGATCATGTTTTCATAATGGTTAGGTGCATATGGAACATATAGAAGTTCAAGTCCACATTCGTGTACAAGTTTAGCTCCTTTGTGAGTGTTGCATTTTACGCAAGCAGTCACGACGTTAGTCCATGTGTTTGCACCACCTTTTGACACTGGAACAATGTGATCCCGTGACAGGTTATTGTTAGTAAAGAGCCCACCGCAGTAAGCACACATATGCTTATCACGTGAGAACAGAGTTTTGTTTGTTAGGATAACATTGCCAGCACGCTCAATTGCGAAACCCTTGCCACGTACCGCGATGATCGATGGAGTCTCAATAACGGACATACGTCCATCATTCTGAGTTCCTCCACGGAACGTTGCTATCACATCGCCAAGAGTCCACACTACCATATCCTTTGCAAAGTATGATACTGCATCCTCATAGTTGATCCACTTGCGTGGTAGACCAGATATGTCTAGTGCTAATACGTGAGACATGATTACTCCTTACATTACTACTTGTCCTATTATATATTGGTGGGCCCTACGTGACTCGAACACGTAACCAACGGATTATGAGTCCGCTGCTCTAACCAATTGAGCTAAAGGCCCGTGGTACTCCCGACAGGATTCGAACCTGTATCATCCCCTAATCTGGAGGCATAGCCGAGGTATAAGCTCGGAGTTTTACCATTAAACTACAGGAGCATTCTGGTGGTGAGTGTGGGATTCGAACCCACGGACCCACTTTCGTGGGTCGACGGTTTAGCAAACCGTTGATTTAAGCCTCTCATCCAACTCACCATATTGAAACACACTTTTAAACAGTCCTTCAACGCTGGACGCTGTCTCCCCAACCAGAGGGCGGATCTGTAAGTGTGTTTCAATATGGCACCGGAACTAGGGTTCGAACCTAGGACGACAGAGTCAAAGTCTGTTGTGTTACCACTACACTATTCCGGATCAATTATAAAGAATACGAATTTTTTAAAGAACGATTGTTAGATGTATTATAACACACTAACGAATATTTGTACACCATAAAACACAAGGGCCCTAGTTTTTGCTAGGGCCCTTGGTGAGATGAATTTACTTCTGTCTTACCTTAGACCCTTACGCTCCACTCTGGTGAAAATGTGCGTGCAATGGCCTGATCATTTTGACCATTTAATTTTACGCTATAAGATATGTGACAGAGATGCATGATTACCTATTAAGTTAGGGTGTTTAATTTATTTATACGTCGAAGATGGTTACTTTGAAAATAATTCTTCATGATAGTCAATATGATCGCTCACTTCTCCACGCCAAAAGACGATAGAGGTGTCATCATAATCTGTGACTTTGTATTGCTTAACATCAAAACCAAATGCATTGCAATGTGAAATGATTGTTTGAATCGCACCTTCTAGCGATTTAGAGTGTCCCATTCCGTTGTCATTCTTGAAGATTTTATACATTCTCATTTAATTGCCTTTGACGAATCTGCTGTATGCTTATCCTCACGTACTTCAACAAATACTGGAAGAAATAACGATTCCTCACCTTGCTTATTTTTAATACGTGCATTATACTTTACACTTACAATTTTACCAACAATCAAATCGTTTGTAAAATTAATTCTATCTAAATCTTTAAAACCAGAACCTACGTCTACTTTAAGTACACCATCATCCGATTCGCAAATCAAAGCACCTAGCATTCCAGTGTACTTTCCAGTACCAGGCTGAATATCAACAACCTTTAGGTCACACTCAAGTTCACCTTTGAATTTAATTTGATGCTTAGCACGCTTATCTTCCCAGATGCTATATAGATTCTTTAGGATGATACCTTCTAAACCCAGCAGATAGTACTCATTAAACTTTTCGTATGCTTCTTCAATATTATTGACAATGTCATGAGACACTAGCCAAATTTTCTTATCTCGTGGAGGAATGGTAGAGATCATAGCTTGCACAGTATTAAAGCGTGTCGCATAAGAAACACTGCACACTCCATTTTCAAAGTCTTTATATGGAATGATATCCCATATCGTAGCATGTACCATTGCAGCTTGTTCTTCTCCAATAGTGCCTTTCACAGCTTTGTTAAGAATACCGTTACCAGTTTGGCGATCAGTAAACTGGTAATCGCCAGGAAGCATAACCATAAGTTCACCATCGAATACGCTGTCAACTCCTGCTGAAAGCTCGATGAATTCCTTCTCTAGATTTCCAAGAAGATGAATCTCCTTACCATTGCGACTACGAAACTCTACACTACTATCGATAGGAGTATGCCTTACGATTGCATTGAATCGCATACCATCCATCTTCAACTGAGCCATCGCAGGCCAAGACATCTTATCGACTAGCTTTTGATCGAATGCACTTGCTAGCATACACGGATACTCGTGAATTAGATTAGGCCAAATCTTATTAGCGGTAGACTCCGAAGCACCACACTTAAGATCTTTAGCAATGATACGCTCTAGAACCTTTGCGTCAGAAGGATCTACTTCAGATAGCAATAGGGACAAATATTCGATTGCTTTATTACCAGTTACTTGTCGAGTACTAAGTTTATCTAACTTGGGTAATGCTGACTCTAGTGTATGCCAAACAGGACGACTAGTCACATAGCTTGGGATCTTACGCTGATAGAACTGAGTGAATGGATCGTAAGCAAGAAAGAATACT